CGTTTGCGGCCCGGACGTCGCCACGGTCCTCGAGTCCTCGGTCCTCTATAAGCCGAAGTTCTCCATCGATGGTGAAGGTCAAGTCGCTTCTCCATTCACAATCGGAGCAGAGGCAATCGGCTCTCTCAGCAACCGCTTCACGGTCTACAAGGATCCTTACTTCGTCAGAAACAAGATCCTCGTCGGCTACAAGGGCGGCAGCTACCTCGAGACCGGCTACGTCTACGCACCATACGTTCCACTCATCGTCACACCAACCATCTTCGCACCGGAAGATTTCACACCACGCAAGGGTGTAATGACTCGCTACGGTAAGAAAATGGTTCGCAGCGATTTCTTCGGGACCGTGACGTGCTTGGACATGAACATCATCTGATAGTCGGAAACGACCATCTTTGATAGGAAAGGCCTTCGAAAGAGGGCCTTTCTTCTTTTTGTAGTCATGACTTTTACAAAACGCATGTTACCATGTATATTTAGGTCATGATCACATGCAAAGAATGCGGACATGAATGTTCGGCGCAGAATGCTTTAGGATACCACTTACGTTCTCATGGATTGTCATATCCTGATTACGTCGTCAAACATGAATATGACGGTGATTGGCCACACTGCACCTGCGGGACAAAGCTTCCTTACAAAAAAGGAGGCTTTTCTCGTTTCTGTTCCAAGTCCTGTGCAGCTAGCGGGACCAACAATCCCATGTCAGGAAAGACAGGAGAAAAATCTCCGATATTCGGATTAAAAAGAACCGAAGAACAATTAAAGAATTATTCTGAAGGTGCAAAGAAACGTTGGGAGATTCATGGCAATAGAATCAGAAAAATGATGAAAACTGATGCATATAGAGATATGATGCGTAAGTCTAAGCAATTTCAGTATGATTCTGATCCTTCATATGCAGATAGAATAAGGCAAGGCGTCAACCGCTTCTGGTCAGAATCTCCCCTCGCCCCTATCCTCCGTGAAGAAGCATCGCAACGTGCCATCAAGCTCCTTGCCGAGAACAAGATCGGTCCACAGGCTCCATTCAAGCGTGAAACCTTGATCAGCCCATGGACCGGAGAAGAAGAGCACATGCATTCTTCATGGGAGTCCATCTTCTTCCAGACGTGCGTTGAGCGGAAGTATGAGGTGACCAAGAACCATGGGATCACGATTCCTTACGTTCATCCGGATGGAACGACACGCAACTATATTCCAGATTTCTTTGGAAGAGAGGATCGTGTGTTGTACGAGGTGAAGGGGCGACACGACGACGTTGATGATGCCAAGTGGAATGCTGCACGAGATTATTGCGATCGTATGGGTTGGGGCTTCACAATCATGCTATCCCCAGGATTTTAGAACTTAGTGTTACAAACACATCTCTTATGTTACTATATAGTCCATATAAGGGTGTAATGACATGGACTGTAGGTTGTGTGACTTTCGACACGATGATGCAAAGAAACTGACGAACCACGTCAGGTCAATTCACGGTCTGTCATCAGAGGATTACACGGTAAAAGTATACCACGGAGGTAAAAAACCTGTTTGCGAAGTGTGTTCATCCTCCGTCAGATATGTTTCTTTTTCTTTTAAAAGATTTTGCAAAGACCATTCCCGTCTCGCTATGAAAGAAGGCGGAGCCCGTGGGGGAAAGGCCGAAGCTTGGAATAAGGGACAAACTAAGGATACAGATCCAAGGATAAAGCTCCAGTCTGAATCAATGACAGGTGAAGGTAACCCGTTCTATGGTCGCCGCCATACACGAGAGACCCTAGAAAAAATTAGCTTAAGTAAGATGTTGGAAACATCTACGCTAAAAGAAAGATTATTGGAGAGGCAGTCTGAGTTCACCCTCATTACTCCGTTAGAAGAATACATCTCTCGGCAAGAGCAGTACCTCAAGTTTCAGTGTAATCGATGTGGAGAGGTTCAACCAAAGACTCTACAGGCCTTTGAGAGAGGAAGTAGGTGTTATAAGTGCCACCCATTCAGCAAGTCCAATTGGGAACTAGAGGTGTTCACATTCGTTCAATCATTAACATCTGATGTGATATCAGGCGACAAGAAGGCGATGTCTCCGAAGGAAATCGACGTGTATGTTCCTTCCAAAAAATTTGGGATAGAGTGTCATGGGTTGTACTGGCACAGCGAAGGTTCTAAACAAGGGGTTTTTGATAAGAACAAGCATCTAGAAAAATCCGTCCTTGCTGCGAAGAACGGCATAAAGTTGCTGCAGATATTTGAGGATGAATGGAGAGACAAGCGAGAGATATGCGAGTCGATGATCCGCCACCGTCTCGGCATGGATCGTTACAGGTGTAAGACCTGGTCCACAAAAGTCGTCGAATTAAACACACAAGAACAAAGGTCTTTCTTCGATTCTACACACATAGCAGGATATGTCCCGTCCAAGGTAACGTGGGGATTAAGAGACAGGAGTGGTATCGTCGTTGCTGCCTTGTCACTTCGTATTCCAAGGAACGGCAAGAAGTACGAAGGTTACCTAGAAATTGCTCGGTACAGCACGGCTCAAGCGACCTCTGTTCCTGGGGGTTTGTCTAAGTTGGTGAAACGCGCCAAAGAGTGGTGCAAAAAAAACGGATACCGTGGAATCATGACATACGTCGATAGACGTGTAGGAGAAGGGGACGGATATAAGTCTGTAGGGTTTTCTTTTCTAGGATCAACGACCGTAGATTATTGGTACACTGATAACCAGCTTCGTTACGATAGGTTTAAGTTTAGAGCAAAAAATGGTAAGTCCGAACGTCAGATTGCAATTGAGGTGAGAGTCTCAAGGATTTATGGATGTGGATCACACATGTACGTCATCAATTTATAATTGTGAATAGAATGATCAAGACTGGCTTTGCGGCATATACTTCACAGAAGTGTTCTTTTTGCGGAAACATTTTGAGAAGTAATCGTCAAGGAGGCAAATATTCTTGCAAAAAAGGCATACGGCATGTAATATCAGAGATCGTTAGGTCTCTAAATCATCTCACAGTTTAAACTGTGAGCAGGATGCAGTCAATCATCCGTACGGAAACAGCGTTGTTCTTGGCGCTGAGTTCCAAGGTCATGGCCTTGTACCGTGACTATTTGACTAAAAAATGGTTATAGAAGATAAAAAGGCAGAAGCTCTTAAATCGCAAGAAAAAGAAGAAGATTGATGTATAATTGTATCCGTGAAGAGACGACGGATGCATGGTCAGCCTAAGTTAGAGAAAGATCGATGCGAGATCTGTAGGTATGACCGTCCTGCGGCAATAAACATTCATCATATAATTCCGAGGTGTGATCCTCGATGCACAAATGATAACAATAATCTCGCTGTCGTTTGCCATTCTTGTCATGATTTAATTCATGAAGGAGAAATAACGATAATCGGTGTATATTCATCAACAGGCGGAAGAAAACTTATGTGGTTTAAACAAGATGAAGAGCCGCCATTAGAACGAGAGTTTTGGTTAATAAAAGAAAATCCTCTTGTTTTAAGAAGAAAACAAAAATAATTGTTGACCACTTTATATTTTTCTTTACCTGTGTTATTATATTACCAATATGGGTAGAAGAAATAACGTTGTAATAAATGGATTGATAGTATCTCTCGCATTCGGATTAACGTTATACGGATGTGAACGTCCTAATCCTTATAAGCTAGCAGGCGACACGTCTGCTGTTTTTAAAGATTGTCCGACTCCGAAACAACCTGCTACGGCTTCTGGCGATTCGCAAACGTCTGTTACGGTCTCAACGAACGTTTCAACAACGATATCTGGAGGTTTGACGTCGGCTTCTGTTTCACCCGGGTCGGGGCAGCAACAGCAAGAGATGACAGAGCTTGATGAAAGAGAGTTAGATTATTCAGAGGCGTTGCGAACGGCAAGCATCTTAATCTTAGGGGATGTTCCAACTGTTTCTGAAATATATGAGTTGGCAGATTTACCTGCGGATATGCAGGATGAAAAATACCAAGAGTTGATCGATAAGAAGCTATCTGATCCACATTTTGCAGCTACCTTGGTCGAATTTTTTAAGTATACTTTTAAAATGGGTGGCATTTCTACTGTAGCCGGCGAGCCAAATCGTGACACCGCGCCTACTTTTGCAGCGAAGATAGTATATGAAGAAAAAGATTGGAGAAATATAATTGTCCAGCAGACTAATACATGTCCTACTTTTAATGCTACAAGCAATACCTTTATTGATGGTTCTTGTAACAATCTTCTTGCCGGGATGAATCATTCAGGAATCCTAACAGATCCAGGAGTTCAAAGTTTATACTACGGTAATCTATCATTTCGTCGTAATCGATTCTTTCATGAGACATTTTTATGTAGATCTGGAAATGAACAATCAGGTGGTGAACCGACAGATCAACCTCCTACAGCTTCTCCTTGTTCAGGAGCTGATCCAATCCCAGGATATCAAAATAAGTGGCCTGTTAGCGAAATTGCTGGTGCTTGTAATGGTGGACGAGTAGATTTTCATGCCTATAATTCCAGCAACGTTTGCGCAAATTGCCATGCAACATGGAATCATCGTTCTCCTTTATTCAGCCAATTTGATTCAAAGGGAGTTTTTCAACCGTTGACACCGGTCGGAGAATATTCGGTATTTGTACCAGTCAATGGTTCTCCAAGAGCGAAGTTATCCGATTGGCTTTGCACTGCTCCATCTTGTCCAAATGGTGGCAACAACAAACCAGCGTGGAAGAAGGTAATGAAAGTTAACGGAGTTGAAATGCCCGCCTCCGCAGATACGATCAATGAACTTGGTCAACAGATGTCAAAGGATGATGAAGTAATCGAATGCGTTGTAAAGAGGATGTGGAATTATTCCATGGGTCGTGCAGATATAACTGAGATTGGTGGTCGTTCTTGGGTGTCCCTACCAGATCGTAAGGACAAGAATCCAGAATTGGTGACGATGTCAAAACTCGTGACGATGTTTAAAGGAAATGGATATAACCTTAAGCAGGTATTCCGTACCATCTTACTTTCCGATGATTTCGTGAGGTTCTAAACCATGCAAAAAAATATAATGAAAAAATTTGGTTGGTCTACACTCGGAATAATTTCAACATTTTTAATGTTTAATTCGTGCGGTTCTACTGCACCTGATATTGGCGAAAATTATTGTCCTGACATAGAAGACTTATTAGGACCAGCAACCGTTGTTAGCGTAGCTGCATCTACATCTTCAGCAACAACAGACGGTGGAGTAGGAGGTTCACAAGTTTCTGCTGGTTCTGGCCAGCAAATGTCAACTGGCAGCGGGATGAAAGAGCTTTCGGAATACGACATTCCTAATCAAGATGAAATTATGTCTAGATTGCATTCTTGTAGAAAATTGACTTATGTACAATTAGGAAATTTTTTAAAGGCAAGAGGTGTTGCAGTTCCAACAGGAAATCTATTAGATAACCGAACAACGATGACGAACGTTTTTGGTCAATCGGTAACGCTTGGAAACATTTTTGGTGGTTCAGGCGCATCATGTGAAACGGCAATAACTGATGCAAACGGAACAAATGATCCTGTTTGCTCAGGAGCAGAAATTTGTTTTTGTAATCAAGACGATAAAATGAATCAGGTTAATCGTAGTTGTTTTGACGTCGGAAATAACTCACCGGATGCAGCAGATGGATATTGCGTATCCAAACCATCTACGGCGGGATTTTTATATTTTTCAGGAAAAGATGCTTTAGGCGTTCCAAAATTGGATTCGCGTCTTGGGGAAAAAGAAGAACATTCAACAGCTTCTGCAATGAAAATGATGGATATTTTCATTCAAGCTGCCTCACAAATCGTTACAAACATATCTGATCCTAACAAAGCACCGGCTTGTACATTAAATGGTAAAAACCTTCCTATGTTTGCCAACGATGGAAGTTGCGTTGAAGAATCAGTAAGTTGCTTGATTGGATATCCTGCGACGGATGATCACATGTTGTTGTGTAATTTGCTAATTCAAAAAGCAAAATCTGGTGATCAATCAGATTTAATTAAGAAGCGTAACATTGCAGTTGCGGTGATGCTCGCCGCGGCACATTCATGTCAATGAGGAAGAAAACAAATGGCTAATTGGAAACTAAAAGAACTCCGTGATGAACGTCGTAGAACATTTCTTAAGATGTGTGGTGTTACTGCTGCAGCTATTGGTATATCTCGTACTGACTTATTAAACTTCCTTTCTGATGAAGGAGGGTATGGATTAGCTGAAGCTGCTGGCACGACTTATGGAAGATCTTTATTGGTCCCAGCGCCAAATGGAGTTCATGCATGGTTTCAAGAGTTATGGCCAGTTCCAGATGTTGCAATGAAAGCAACTGCAAATGCTAACGTCCCAGGAATGTCTTCTAATTTTGGAGGATTCTCATCTTACCTCTATACATCTCAATATGGTTACAATCCTGTAAATGGATACCGCGGAACTTATACACAAGGCAAAGGAAATCAGCTTCCTTCTCTTCCAATAGGGGTTAAAGGCTGGGATGGTGGGGATAGATCCTTTTTTTATGGTCCTCATGCCCCATGGTTTGATCATATTCTTGGTCTTCCAAAGTATCCTGTAACTGCATATATGTCAGGAAAAGATGAAACTCACACTGAATTTCCAATTTCTCAAGTAGCTCTTTCTGGTAATTCATCTATGCAAGCAGCATTAGCATCTTTGGGCGCCGCAGGTTCTTCTTCAATTGTCCCCGTCTTAGGAATCGACCCCGTAAAATATGGTAGAGCACCTGGCGCCCCTGAAATAGCGACTGTTCCATCGTCTGCGGGGATGATTGATTTATTTAATTCAGCCGCCAGTCAATTTACTTTATCATCAAAAGCAGATCAAGAATTATTTGACGTGTATTACAAGGCACTAGTAGGTTTAAGAAAGTCTTCGAATAGAACGACTTGGTTACCTCAAATGCAAGTGACTAAGAATGCAGCTCGAATCATTGGTTTAAACTTTGCTTCGCAATTAACTCCGATAAGCCAAGATCTTGCAGATTTTGGAATTCAAGAAATGATTGATAGCATAAATTCATCTTCTTCTTACATGTCATCTGCTCAGCGTAAAGGTATTGAGGAATTTGGAAGAACTTTAATTGTTGTTGCAAAATCATTTGCATTAGGTCTATCTAAGACCGCTATTGTAGCCTTATCCCCAGGCCCAACCAGTGATACGACGTTTACAGATCCTCACGTTACATTTGATTCTCAAACGCAAATGAGTCAAGGTAGAAATACCATAAAGCATTTAGGGAAAGTTCTTGATGGATTTTACAACTACTTGTCTCAACAAGTCGATCCAGAAAGTCCTACAGAAAAACTAGATCAAAACACAACGTTCGTTGCATACGGTGATACGCCCCATACTCCATTACAAGGTTCTACATGGCCGGACGCCACCCCGGATGCGTGTAATTGGACATATGTGATGGATCCTAAAAGAAACGTTAAGAATGGGTGGTTCGGTCATGTTTATGCAAACAAAGTTAATGGAAAAAACGCAGTTGGATTCAACCCGTTGACTGGCCTCGACGATTCGACAAAGACATCTGAACAGATGTCGTCATTTGCTTCTGTTGCAACTATTTATGCGGTTGCAAAAGGTGACAACAATAAGACTGCCGAATATGGTGTTTCTCCAAATGTAGTTTCTGGAATGATTAACGTTAAATGATTTAAATCGACGCCGTATTGAAGTTTTGTACATGATTTTTAGGTTGATATATCATTCTACTACACGGTTCGAACATCTAAAACCGTATTAAAAAATTTAAATAAATTGGAGATTTAAAAATGCCTAAGACTAAGAAGAATTATACCTCAACCAACAAGAATGCAATTATCCGCAGCCGTCGCGACCGTAACGGTAAACTTCGTACTGAGACTGCTCAGCGTGATGATGGATTCAATGCAGCAGTATCGACAGATACGCACAATGATTCAACTCGTTTTTTTATTGATCTAGATCAACAAACAGTTGAGTTTAGCGGCCGTGAGGCCCGCACACTATATCGCCTTCTCCGTACTCATTACGCATACACGGGTAAGACGCTCCGCTGAGGCTTAGCTTATTAGCTTAATTTAAAGGGAAGAATTAATTTTCTTCCCTTTTTTGTTTTTAAAAAAGTTTAATCATCAAATTCTATATTAAGCTAACAATAGTTATTAATGAGGCTATTGTGGCAAAAACCATCCTTAAACCTAATACTATAATCGTTAAATTATTAAAGGCTAAGGATGAGTTAGAAAAAATAGCTTTTATAGTTGATGATTGGAAGCAAAATGGAATTAATAAGACTGGAATTATTCCTATCTTATTGGTCCCCTTTGAAGATAAACTTAAGAAGACAATCATTGATATCGATAAGATGATAAAAGACGCCTCTAAAATTTAATAAAATGTTGAATTGATGATAGATATTTAACATACATTAAGGATATTTAACTACATTAAGGTACATTTTATGAGAATTACAGAATCGCAACTTCGTAAAATTATTGCTGAAGAAATTTCAAGTTTGGTTGAAAATCCAACTGCAGGTGGTCAAGAAGTTTCTGACCCTAAAGTTGAAGATGATGAAATAGCTGCTTTAAAAATGTTATTAATAAAATTAGATTCTGATGTTGCAACAAAAGTAATAAACGCAGTAAAAAAAGATTCTAAATTATCTTCTGAATTATCTACAGCTGATTATCAAGCATTGGGAAAAACGTTTTTAGGGATTCTTAAAGCTAAAGACACACAAACAATTGCTGCTATGAAAACTTTGGTCAATAAAATTGCAACTTGAAATATTATGTCCGCTACAACAGAAAATTTATTATTAAAAATCGTTGAACTCGAACAAAAGATTTTAGAATCTAAGGCTCGCGGTGAAAATTCTATCGAGATGGAAGAAACATTGGCATTGCTTAAGAGTAGATTTACTTCAATGAATGAAGCCTTAAGCAGAAGTCAAGGCGTCTTGAAAGGATGACAATGCAAAGAATAGATTTATATCAACCGATGGTCCATGTACGTGTAGGTTCTCCACCACTTTTTATCAATGTAGGTGTCAATCGTTCCAACGCAGAAACGATAGGAGGACCGGTAGAGAACGTAGTTCGCCCTGAAACATATGTACTACTTTCTGCTCTTCCTGATGAGTTGCGTGAAAGAGTTAAAACCGCTATACAAGCTTTAGTTTCATCGATGTGAGCATAATATATGTTTCAAGTTCTTAGAAAAGGCTCAACAGGGCCAGAAGTTGAAAAATGGCAAAACTTTTTACGAGGAAGAACGTCAAATAGTAGCATTGTGGCTGACGCGGTTTTTGGAAATATAACAGAACTTGAAACAAAAGCATTCCAAAGCAGCAAAGGATTAATCCCGGATGGTGTAGTTGGTCCAAAAACTTTGGCTATAGCTATTAGTTCAGGATTTCCTGTTGTTTTAGATTCTTCAAAAAACATTAATGGACCAAACTGGCCGCAACAACCGCCTCATGGGCCTTTAAGTTTTTTAGATAGAGAAAAATTATTTGGTAAATTTTCTTATGTTTCATCTCCAACGTATGCAAACCCTGAAGCAATAACGATTACGTCAAACTGGACTTCAAATATTTCTCAAGTTTCAATTCATCACTTACGCGGAATAGCTGGTGTTCCAAAATCAAGTACTATTCAATTTCATTCATTATTGATTCCTCAAATAACAAAACTTTTTAATAAATGGCATGATGAAGGATTAACATATCTGATTTTATCATGGGGTGGTTCATGGGTACCCAGATTCGTTCGTGGATCAAGAACTTCTTTATCTAATCATGCTTGGGGAACGGCATTTGATATTAACGTACAATGGAACATGTTAGGTGCTCAACCAGCATTAAGAGGTGAGACAGGTTCTGTTAGAGAGCTTGTAGAAATTGCTTATGAATATGGATTTTATTGGGGCGGATGGTTTGCAAATCGTCCTGATGGAATGCATTTTGAAGCTTACAAAATACTTTAAAGTATTTCAAATAAAAAACATTATCTAACACGTATTAGATAGATACTGCGTTTTTTTGTCGCATTTCATTGCGCTCAACCATAATTTTATCTATGGAGTCTAGCGCTCTAAGGAACGTTTATACATGACAACATTTGTAGCAACGATTAATCCAACGCCATTTGGCTTTTTTGATGCCGAGGCTTCTTTTCAAACAGAAGCAGACTCGATGGTTTTATTTGTTAAGCGTAAATTAGGCGATGACGTTCTTTCTGTAGAGTTAACAAAGAAAGAAATATGGGCATGTTTCGAAGAGGCATGCTGCGAATACAGTAGATTAATTCATGAGATGAAGATAACATCTGATTTAACAAACGTTTTGGGGTTGCCAACAGGGTCGACTGATCTAACAAACAGATATGCAAAGCGTACGGTAGAATATCTTCTTAGAATGGCAGAACCGTATGCGACAGAAGCATACATCGGTGGTTCATATGATGCTACGCTTGGATACATAGAACTTGTTTCTGGTCAACAAGATTACAACATTTATAATGACGTTAAAGTTGCTGCCGGTGATGATAAAGACGAAGTAGTATACGACACGATGCCCTCAGGGTCTAAAGGAAAATTAAAAGTTGTTGAGTTATTCCATTTTGAGCCACTAGCATCTCAACAATTTTTGTTGAACGCTTCAAATATCACAAACTTTTTAGCAACCAATTTTAACTATGAATCGTATGTTAACTCAACAGTCTTTTATGTCCTTCCAGTGTTTGAAGATGTTTTAAGAAGAGGTATGTTAGAAACAGCATTTAGGGTTAGAAGATCAAATTATTCTTATGAAATAATTGGAAGCAATTTAAGAATTTATCCAACGCCTTCAACTAATATTCAAATGGGTAAGCTTTTTATAAAATTAATGAAACCTCATAATCCACTAAATCCGACTGCATATGCAGATGACTCGATTTACGGCATATCCGGACCCAACAATATGCCTTTTGGTAACATACCTTTTATTACAATAAATCAACCTGGAAAACAGTGGATTAGACAATACACGTTAGCATTATGCAAAGAACTTTTAGGTTTAATTAGATCTAAGTTTTCTTCGATACCAATTCCAAACGCAGACTTGCAGCTGAATGGGTCAGATTTGATTTCTCAAGGTAGGGAAGACAAAGACAAGTTAACGACTCAAATGAAAGAATTTTTAGAAAATTTAACAAGCGCAAAACTTCTTGAGCAAGATGCTTTGGCAGCTGAAAATATGCAAAAACAGCTTAGATACATTCCAATGCCGCTAGGCAAAGGAATAGTAATCGGATAATAAAATGGCAAGGCTTTTCATTACCCAACGCGAGATTAACTTTATCTCTGACATAACGAAAGAGATTGTTAAAGATGTCGTCGGTCAAAAAATTTATTATTATCCAATTTCAGAGACAAAAACAAAGACTCACGAGGTTTATGAAGAAGCTTTACAAAAGATTTTTGATAATCCAATTTTGATTGAAGCATTGGTCAATAGTGAATTTCAAAATGAAACTAAAATCAATAAGTTCGGTGTAGATACTCAATTTACTTTAGAGGTCTATATTCAACATCGAGATATGGTTGAAAAAGGAATTAATCCTTCAATAGGAGATTATTTTTCTTTTGGTACAATATTTTATGAAATTACTGAATACAAATACATGCGCACTATCTATGGGCAGGCAGAAAATATAGATGGAATTTCTTTAGTAGGAACGAGGGTTCGTGAAAGCCAATTCAAGGCTCTTATTAATGGCCCAACTGATCTTAAGTACACAGATCAAGACGCTATTCAGGATACGTTCGTTCAACAAAGAGGCTTTGCAAAAAACAAAGAAGGTACGACTGCAGACACAAGAGATTTGGTTAAAAATGGTGTATTGGAACCACCTATCACTGGACCAAAAGAAGTTTCTAATCTTGGAGATCCAAACGATGTAGGTAATGCTTTTTACGATGAGGATTGATTATGCCAGTTAGACATAATTCAAAAAGTCGCCCGAGGTTTGGTGTAAATGGAATTAATACAGATTCGCATAATGGAAATCCTACGTTCACTATCCCACCAGTAGGTGTAGAGGATGTCGACGTTGCCTTATTTAAATTATTTGATAATGAGATTAAGTTACAGGTAGGATCAAAAGATACAGAATTTAAAAAGGTTCCTGTCATTTTTGCGACAGGAGAAAAATGGGCGATATTAAAGAAAAGAAGAGCATTAAGAGATAGAAATAACTCTTTGATCCTTCCTTTGATTACGATAGCAAGAAACAATGTTTCTCAAGATTTAGGTAGTGATATTGCAGGTAGAGGAATTAATCAGCAAACAAGCGAAATCATTATTCGTAGACGGCTTGACAAATCTGATAGAAATTATCAAAATTTAATAAATCGTTATTTATTACAAAATCAAAAGAACGTTGCAACCAATCCTCAGTTGGCTCACATTGATGAACAAATATTAACTGAAAGAAAAGTAGGAGAAGACTCGAATACTCGAACAGGATTAGATGGTGCATGGTTAGCAGATATAAAAAAGAATAATATTTTTGAAACAATCGTCATACCATCTCCTCAATTTTGCACTGTTAGCTATGAAGTAACGATGTGGACGCAATATACGCAACATATGAATCAATTGATTGAACAAATTATTTCATCATTTTTGCCACAAGGAAATGCATGGCAATTAAACACACCAAAAGGGTATTGGTTTATAGCAACAGTAGACAATAACTCATATGATCCAGAAAATAATTTAGATGAGTTAGGTCAAGAAGAAAGAATTATCAAATACAAATTTAATATTAGCGTAAAAGCGTACATTTTTGCTTCGCAAGATCCTAACACGGGAATTCCTGTAAAAAGATATGTTTCATCACCCATTATTTCTTTTGAAACAAATGTTTTTGCTGGTGTCGTTAATAATGAGTCAAATTCAATAGTTGCTAATCCATTCTTAGGTTCTGATGATCCGACTCTACCATTATCAGATGAAGTAAATAGAAGAAGAGATCAAAGAAACACAAACGGAACTCGTCTATATGATCCTAAAGATTCTTCAATATCAAATGATCCAGCAAATAGCACTAGAAATTCTAAATCTAATCAAATTGAACCTTTATATAGAAAAACACCAGGCGGGTATGTTAGGGTTTATGCTGTAAACCAAACATCAGGAGAGTCCGTCATTAAGCCAGCTTCACAAGTTAGCGCTACCCCCGCGCCGTTAACGGCTGATGCTTTATTAGGAGGTTTATCATATCATATCATCGGAGAAGATGATTGATTTTTATTTTTGGTTTTTTTCG